AACCGTCACCGTCACCGTAACCGTAACCGTAACCGTAACCGTCACCTGAAATTGCTGGCGCAATTTGCATGAATGCTTTAATTAGATCTTCCATACTTTTACAGTATTAATGTTTTCAACGGCTTCTTTGGTACACGGCAATACCTCAATCACCTGCGGAAGATATACACCGTCCTCGTCGGTAATGGTCATTGCGAATTTGCAATCGTTCGGTCGTTTTGCACCTTCTACCGCCAACTGACTTAAAGATGCAGCACCAGACCAGTACCATAAGCGACGGGCGTTGGTTATAACGGCTATTGAGCCGGTAAGTGATTTAATTTGGCCGAACCATACTCCGGCTGAATGGGTTCTCACAATCGAGAATTTTTCTGATTTTTTCATATTATTGTTTTGGCTTTTTATTGAAATTTAATTATTTGATAGTCGGCTTAGCTTTAAGGCCGTTTTTATTGATAAACCACTGGCACAGGGCTACGGGGCCGATAAACACCACTTGGCCACAATGCCTAACCTTGAAATCCTGGGCTTTCGCCTTTGTTGGTGGGGCATAACGGGCCCGCATGGCGGCTTTTTCCTGTTCTGTTGGGCGGTTCATCTTAGTAGGCGCTACATTGATTGTAGCAATACCCGCACATGGTCTTACCGTCCATTTGGTAGGTTTCCTGACGGCAGCATTCAGACATGGCCTGTGAACTGTTTTGTAACAGGTGGGCAACATCTTCATTAACGAGTAGTTGCCCCGAATTATCCATTCGCAGGGCGAAGTGCGCCTGTAGGATAGGATTGGTGTTTAATGGATTTAGTGTCATGGTGGTGGTATTTGGCGTTTGTTATAAATTATAATGCGAATATATTAATTTTGTTTGTGTAAATACAAATTAAATTTACTATTTATTAATTTATTTTAATTCGTTCGCAGGTGACCTGCGTAATCTCTGAAAATTTAGTGACAACTTCGCCCCCATCGTCGCAAAGAAAATAGGTATATGTCATGGCTTTTTATTTTTAGATGCTTGTTTACGATATTTTACGGCCTCTCTGTCGCACCAGTTATTTATAAGGCTAAACTTATCCTTTTGCTTGGTGTGTGCCTTAACATGGGTAAATGTGAAAAACTTGCGGACGTTGCGGATATTTACACCTGCCTGAATACATATCTCCAACATCAGGAAGTTAATTTCATCCACAATGTCCCGCAGATCTTTATCCTTAAAGTTGTTACGTTCACCATTTATCGCGTTTACAACGTCGATAACGTCACAATAAACAAACACACTGGTGATTGGCCTGAACTTGCAGTGCTTAAGTGTATGTATGGCGTTGGCAAGGCAGTGCAGTTCGGCAACCATCGGGCTTTTGGCGGGGTATTTAAATATACCGGCTTTCTTGATCATACCCTTGGTACAGCCAATATAAAAAGCATAACCAGCTGGTGAGCCTGTTATAAATGAGGCATCGGTGAATATTGATAGCTTCATGGTTTTATTCCCTGCTTTTCGGAAAGGTATGCAGCCTGTTTAATTGTATTTTCAGCCGTTTTAAGCTCACTTTCCATTGGAACGTGTAAATTGACGGTGTGGATCTCAATCGTGCTGTTAGGCACTTCGTGGCAAGCGTCAAGCCTTTCCAGTTCGGTAGTCGCTTCCGAAAGGTGTTCTGTTTCAAAGGTTCTTGGCAACCCTAAAAACTCGTAGTTGATTTTAAATAGCTTTTTCATGGTCGTATTTGGTTAATGAGTTGTTTAAAAACTGTAGTACTTTAGCGCATCTTATCTTGCGCCCACCTTCTTCAAAAAATTCAATGGCTTCTTTTATAGCTGCCTTTCTGCAGTCGTCATTGGTGTACATTGGCTCGGAGTAATAATAACACCCATCACCGTGTACACCATAGCACTCAACGGTATTCAGGGTCATCCAAAATTCAGTGCCGTACACCCAACCACTCAGAACCCGGGCGAAGGTAAATTCAACATAACACTTGTCCTTATCGTATAGCACTTCGGTATCAGGGTTGATGCAAATATCGTTACAGTTGAATTGGTAAATCTTGTCTTTACTCATGCTGCAATCTCCCGTTTCTTCGCTTTGATCAAGTGCATATTCAGCCGCATCAGCTTCAACACCTCGCCGTGATGCTCGGTAGCTACATTTTGCAAACCCCGGCTTTGAATGATCTTCATGCTCTTTAGGCTCAACTCAATAGTTTCAACTGGCTTACCCTCAATCCTCGCTGACATTACTAAACTATCATGGTTGCCCCAATAGTTGCTGTTGCCTACGCAATGGTGCAGGATTTTGCCCTCTTCAATAAATTCGGCTATGCTCTCCAATACCTTAATGGTTATCTTCTCATTGCCGAATGCCATACCAAAGAACGCTTGCTTGGCCTTTAAAAACTCGGCTTCCAGTTGCTTATCTTTAAGCGCACGTTGTCGTTCTTCTTCAATGGTTCGCAATCTCCTGCGCTCGTCTTCAATTATACGTTTACGGGCTACCATTCGGTCGTGCTCGGCCTTAACATCGGGAATGCAGATATATTTGGGGCTGTACAGGTCTTTTTGGAAGTAGGTAAGCAATTCAAGATAATCTAACCATGTAATTGCATCGTCCACCACGTAGCCATTGCGCATACAAATTTTGATGCTATTCCAGTGGCCACGCACTGCGCTCGCCCTGTCCCCTGTCAATGCGGCCAATAAGCCCCATTGCTTCGCTTTAAGCAACGTTTCGCATTTTGGGTTAGATACTATGCCGTGGAATAGATCAAGCGGTGTACACCATCCATGCTCGCCAGTAAAGCCATTACGGGTGAAGATTGGTAACACTTGCATTTTAGGGTAAATAGCATCAGGCCAAATGTCAAATTTATTCCTATTCCAGTTTTTTATTTCAAGATAACCGCTAAAACTATCTTGGTACCAACCCATGCCACCACGATTACGGGCAACCACCTCTTTAATCTTGCCCTCAGCATCGGCAAACTGAACTACCACTTCCCATTGATTTATTTTAGCTTTTTCGCCAGATTTATGTGTTGATCTTATCTCCCAATAGCGGATGACCTGATAGCCGTCCACTACGCTAAGTGTGCAGAAGAATACACTCTGCGCTGTATTGCGGTTTTGCGTGTCCTCTACGGCAAGCGTAGTCTTGCAGGATGGGCATTTACAGGTGGCCACCTCTTTGATGCCGGCCCATTGGTGGCCACAGTCAAGGCAGGAGATCCTGCCCGACTTATTGCGGTAGCCGATATGTTTAAGGCAATGTGCAAATGCCCAGGTCTTTTGCTTATCGGTGATTTTTGGTAACGCTTCGGCTAAGGCGTATATCTTTATTTGGGATTTGGTACGTGGCTTCATTTGGCTGTTAAAATAATGATGGTTGACTATCTGCTGCGGGTGCTGCTTTCTTAACTGGCTTCTTCATGATCAGTGCTTGCTGCGCTTCAATCTGCCTTTCAATGGCTTGCTTACGGGCGTCCTCCTTTTCCTCTGCGGTTAACTCCACAGGCTTAGGTGCATCAATATGAGTGTTTACCACTACCTTGCCGTTATTCGGCTTCCCGACGTCGATTGTGTCCTCGTCGTAATAATGTACGGCCATTGCGTACACTTCTTCGTCTGCCAGTCCGCACTGGCCGGACTTCTGCACCTCGTTCATGATGTAGGTGGCACAGTCAACAATATTTTTATTTGGCTTGGCATAGGTCACTGCAAATAGTTCATCATTGTCCGCCAGTCCCTGCAGGTGGTTTTTAAGGGCGGTATGAAATGCGTTTGATGCTGTTGGCATGATCTTATCTTTTTGTGTGGTGTGTAATAGTGGATGAATAGGCTGGGCATAGCTTGTCTGAACAGCTTGATGCAAGTAGCACCACTATGATGCTAATTAGTAAAATAATGTCTTTTGTTGTCATGGCTATTTGTTTACGGGTGTTATCCCGGCTTGTTCTGTTAAAATAAACTCGACATAGTTTTTGAAGTTGGTTCCGGCCTCAATAGCCTGGTGGGTTAACTCCTTTACTACCTCGTAATCGAGGTGGATCTGCTTTTGCTGTTTCTCTGAATTTGACATGATTAATTATTTAATAAGTCTATAAATATTTAGGTATGTTATGTTTACGTCCTCCCGAAAATGTTAAAGAGTTGGCCGTGTAAAATGGTTAAGGCCGGAACATCCAGGCACCCTGAAACCCCGCAACCAATTAAGGAGGCGGGGCGGGGGATCCGCAACGACAGTCACGGCATTACGGAGTATTTTATTTAGCCATTTGGTCAAACTGTTTCTTGTCGTATTGCAATCCGGCAATTAAACCGTTTAGCCTGTCTGCAAATATTGCAGCCTTAACACGTGGTTCAGTTGAACCCCATTGAAAGGCACCATAATGCGCACCGGTGGCAACTTGTACCATTATCAAGCGATAACCGCCATATACGGCTGCATTCTCATAGGTTAAATAGGCTTTTTGACCGCCTGCTATTGCAGCTTGTTTGTTGTTTTTTAAGCCTGTTAAATCGCATACTTCTTTGATTAATTGGCTGATTTGTGTTTCTGTAGTTCTCATGATGTTTGTGACTGATTAATAATTTATAAATTGGTTAATTACTGTTTAAATCTGCATTTGAATAGCTTAATTTATTAGCTATTGCCTTGTAATTATCCTTATCTACTTGCTTGGATAAAAATATATCAGCGTCTACCTGATTTGAATAACTACCTATTATTACCTGTGTGGGAGTGTAAATTACAGTCCAAATATTTACTGTTTTCATCTTATTATCTACGTGTATTATGTGTGCGGGTGGATGCGTAGGCAGGGCAAAGTTTGTCGCTGCAAGAGGTGAACATCGCTATTATTAGCAAGCCGGCTAATATGTAAAGGGTGTAATCTTTGGTTTTCATGTGACTGTGTTTTAATGTTAGTTATTTGTTAGGTAAAATTCAATTAATCTAAAATTACTATTCCTTACAAGTTGGCAATAGTCCAGGTTAAAACCCTCGCTTTCGTTCTTTATCACTTCTTTGCAGTTAGCTAAATATTGCTCCCTGTGTATTTCGGGCATGTTAGCAGGAAAATTACCGGCTATGTATTCAAGTGTTTTACCGTTGTATAGCATTTTACTTTCTTTTCTTTCTGCTAAATAGTTGCACCTTGCTACGGCTAAACTCATATCGTTGTATGCGCTGTCACAAGTGCTATGAGTTATGCCAATTTCCCATACATGAAAGGCGGCCGCTTTTTTCGTCCCCTCATTGCTGATCCAATAGTTACCTGCTTCGTGCAGGATGTTTAAGCGGATGTTTTCCGGGGTTGCGTTGGGTGTATAATTGCTCATTAGTATAGTTCTCCGTCCTCTGTAAAATTATATTCATTTGATATAAGACTTTCGGATATAAATTTGTCGCTATCTTCATACTCAATTTCAGAATATCCATCTTTCTCTAATTGTTCGCAAATTTCCATGTAAACGCTTGTTAAACCTGCTTGCACCTTTTCTATAACATCGTTGATTAATGGCGTTTCATTGCAAGCTGCGTAAACATCTAAATAAATATCAATATCGCTTTTAGAGGCATAGCAATACCGCCCTGTGTTACCTGATATTTTAACGGTTAAGTTATCGGTTATAAAGTCGGCAATCTTTGGATGGTGGGCACCAATTACGCCTATAACAATATCTCTTAATCCTGTATAGCTATCAGCCGAAAAGCTAAGGCCGTCACCCTGTGAATATGATAAAGAGCATTGCACGTTAGGGTTAGTAAATCCCATATCCTTTAAAACCTCTGTACAGTTTTCAGAAAAGAAAGAAAGGTTATCACCGTTAGCCCATTGGTTTGCACGGTAGTTACTGATTGCATTGGCTTTAGCATCTTGGCTCAATTCCTCGAATTGATAAAGTTGAATTTCTATTGTTTTCATGTTGTCAGAGTTTTGTTTGTGTGTGAAATTTAGTTGGTTTTCGGTATGTTTACAGTTGAAAAATTTGTTGCTCATAATCGTTGCCGTCGATTGAATAGTCCAATTTAAAATTATTAATTTCATCATAAACCAACACTTCGGTTACGAAGTGAAAACCATTAAATAAAAGTCTTACTTTCTTAGTTTGGGTCGTGATTGATTTGATTATCGTTTCCATGATTTGAGATTTTAATGTATGTTTTAAAATAAAAATATTATCGCTATAAGGGTTGCGATAACAACCCCGTAAATGATTAACATGCTTTTCATTGTCTTAATATTGATAACAATTAAATTCGTTTACTTTTTTACCGTAATTATCAGTAGATAATTTGTTAGCATACTTTAGGCTTACCCATTCGCTGTAAAAGCTACTTTGATCTGCTACCGGATACCTTCTTTTTGCATCTATCCTAACATTATTTCGCAATCCTTGTGATATTTTAGCTATGATCCAATTATCAGACTCAAAAACTTCTTTTGTTGATATTTTCATGGCCTTAGTTAAATTTAATGTGTATAAACCCGGTTAATTGTAACGCTGATACTATTATTATCAAAGCAATAAAGCCGACAATAAATACAATGTTTTGAGTTTTAACATTGCCGTTCTGAAGATTAGATTGTAGTTTTTTCATGTTGGTACATTTAGCGCGTCAACCTCCCTGATTGACAATACAAACATACAACACATATATCACATATATCACACTATAACTTTATTAATAAGTATCAAGTATAAACTACCATCCATCACTATTACTTTTTGTTATACTAATTATATTTCAAACTAAGACACTACCACTTTTTGTTATAAACTACTCAAATCCTGTTATCTATTTTATAATTGTTTGCGGTTTTTATCGTCGTATACAGGGTAATTACCACACATTTAAACCTCTACAAAAGTATGCCATTTGGCATATTCAGTACACTAAGCATATGGTTTTATTGGCTTGTTACCTACCTGCTACTCTACTATCCATTTGCGTTAACAAGTCAAGCAATGAACGATGCTTGTTAACCTCTTAATATCCGTTAGCGGCGTAACGGCGAAGCAAGGATATGGTGATGATTGTTGACCAGCGATGGTTTTAGCAGTGTTTAAAGATTTACAAAATGTTTATGAGGGTACCCCGGTCTGCCTGGTTTTAATCCATTGCGGGGGGCGGGGTAAGTGGGAACACAGGGGGTAATACCTAATTTATAGGGGTATAAAACTTTTTTATTGGTTATAAACCCGATACTTATTTAATGGGGTATAAAATTTTAAATTATTTTTTTTATTCCCTGGTTAAATTAATGGGTAGTTGTGGATGTGGGATATTGGTATGGTTTATTACCTTAAATGGTTTTTTAAACTTGTTATTATATACTGTCAAAATTAATTATGTTATAAGTTATTGTTAATAAGTAAGTTATAACACTTTTGAGAATCAATGGAATGACGGTAAAACACCTATATCGTCAAAATGGTGACAGATAAAAACAATAATTATCGTCATTGTGTTGACGATATAAAATATATTACTTATATTTGATTTATGGGAAGAACGAGGGTAATACCAGTTATTGAGGAAGATAAACTTGGGCCTAATCCATTTGAGCAGAATTTAGAAGTTTGGATAAATAAGAAGCACAAGCATATTATAAATAAATTCGGTAATCAGGATGTTCTTGAAACCATTTTAGAAAAGACACCTTTTACAAAATTATATGATGCACCGCTTCCCGAAAGGGCCACACCGGTAGATAAATTGCCTATTAGGAGCAAAGAGCTTTACCTACACATATTGCATAATATAGTATCCGGCAAGGACTGGATTTGGATAGACAGGGTTAAATATATGGATACCATGTGTATAACCGCAATTAATACGTTTAAAGATGCCATAGGGCACCTGGCAACTGGTGGTTATGTTTCAAAGCATGGATTAATAACCGACTTATTATGGATCAATCCACACTTCTTCTTTAAGGGCAGCAGAATAAATAAATTTAAAGATAAATTACGGTGGGATCCACCAAAAACAAAACCATGAGTACATACATGATAGCGTACATTGAAGCGCGGAATAAAATTATCAGCGAGCTTTTTTACAACGGAGGACCAATAGGGTGATTCCCAATCCCGACATAAATAATTTGATATTTTAAACAACTAAAACGCTAAATAAAAAACCAAAAGATGAAAGTAGAAACTAAATTTAATATAGGCGATGCCGTTTGGATTATGAAGTATGATGGGCCGGTAAGTGGTGAAATTATTAACCTTCAAGTATTTGTTTTTAATGATAGTGATATTCAAATCAGGTACAATATTTCAGGATGTTCAGAAGCCGTCAATGAAAAATTTTGCTTTTCAACCAAAGAGGAGATGTCGGCATGACTAAATACGAAAAACTGGAAGCGGAGTATAACTCGCTAACTACCCCTGAGCAACAATGGGCTTGGGTGCTGGCCCATAAGGATGAAGTAAAACTGTATCACGATAATTATCTAAACGAATGTCATTTGTACGCTGAATTTATAAAAGATAAAACTTGTAGGAAGTTATTTATTAATGACAAATATACTCACTACGGTAGGCTTTTAACCCTCCTATCCGTTTTAGGCATTGAAGCAGAGTAGGTGTAAGATGGAGGTAACCCTTAATGACGAAGAATTTTCACATATAATCAACTATAGGGTAAACAAACTAAACGGGTTTAAAGTGTCTGAAAACACTTTACGGTTAATCTCCACCGGCACAGTAAAGGTAATGACCTAGGAAGAATATCAAAAATGGAAAAGAAGTAAAAAATGATAGTCAAGTACGATGCCCAAATAGTCCACATCGGAGCCGATGCTACCATTAATTTTAACAATGAGGCATACTGCTACCGTGACCTTAAAGCGATGTTTAGCGACGGCGCTAAGGTAACCGTAACAGTTGCTACCCGGCGCAAACCGAGGTCATTGAAACAAAATGCTGTATTACACTGGTATATAAATGCTATTGCTGATGAAACTGGAATGGGTGCTGATGACGTAAAGGAGGTGCTTAGGCATAAATTCTTGTCGGAGGATATATTGGACAGGAACGGGGAGATAATGGCTGACAAGTCGTCTGGTGAAGTTTTGAAGCGATATAAAAGCACTACAGAACTATCCACCGTTGAAATGATGGCGTTTACAGAAGAAATTAGGCAATGGGCATTAGATTTTTTAAACATGATATTACCACTGCCTGGCGATTACACTGAATTAAATTTTAAAACCAAATAAATAAAAACAACATGACAGAACAAAAGTACACGAACATCGGGGATCATGACAACCTCGATAAGATGGCCGACATGGTTATCCTTAACGTTAAGCACGAGTTTAACGAGGCTGAACTAAAACAAGAGGCTGATATGCTGGCCCAATGCGTAAGCGACAAGCAGCAGGAGGAAAACAACAAAAAAGTGGCCATGTCGGTCTTTAAAAACAAGATCGATACCCTATAGGGTGAGATTAACCTACACGCATCGAATATCAACCATGGCTTTACCTACATTGACAAGGCCACGGTGCTTTACCGGGACTTCGATAAGCAGCGCCGGGTTTACTTCGATAAGCAGACTGGTGACTACCTAAAGGATGAAAGTTTTCATCCATCTGACTTCCAAAAGAAGTTAGACTTTGATGCTGAAGAAGAAAGGTTGCGCATGGAAGATATTGCCCGCCATCAGCAGATTGAAACGAACAACGCCGTTGGCGAGTACGCGGAGCAGCAACCTGATGAGAACGGTATGTATCGGGATGCTGATGGAAACTTAACCGATATTAAGCCACGCTCATTAAAAGACAATTTGTTCGACCCGGTTGACAATATAATCATTGATAAGAAGGTTGGTAAGACAAAAGAGAAACCAACGCCGAAGGATAATTTACACCCTATGCACGGTATGCGCCTTGAACCGGCAGATGAGACCGCGTTCCCTGATGATGAGGATTTGCAGGAATAAAAAGAATAACTATATTTGTTCCATCTACAATGAATGTCAAAGGTTAATGTTGTTGTATTTGGCGCTTTATGTGCATGGCTTGGTACCCATGCACATTTTTTTAAAATAAAATTTTGAAGTTTGAAAGTAATAAATATATTTACACCATGAACGAAATAAGAACAGACCTAATCCGCGTAAAGACCTATGCCGATCAGATTAGAAAGAGTACCACCCACGTTTACGAGTTGGCTAAAAAAGGAACAATTAAGATTGTTGAGATTGATAAAGTAAAATTTGTTAAGGTAGCATAGTAGCCTATTTTTTTGGCTTAAATCTGTTTTAAACTTCAATATTTACTCTATCAATGGCTAAGGAAAACGGTTATTACTATCAAAAAATTTGGTTTGATTTCGCTTTTGAAAATCCCGACCTTATTTCACCCGGACATACCGCAATGTATTTGTGGTTTGTAGAGTTGAATAACAGGATGGGTTGGAGTGAAAAGTTCGCATCTCCGGCTTCCCAAACAATGGCGGCCATTGGTCTTAAATCTTATAATACCTATAAAAAAATATTTACAGAATTGGTTGAACTTGAATTTATATCACTAATAACCGAAAGTAAAAACCAATACACCGCGTGTATAATTGCCCTATCAAAATTTGACAAAGCACTTGATATGGCACTTGACGAAACGTGTATAATGCCTTATCAAAATTTGACAAAGCACTGCATAGGCACGGTACAAAGCAATGATAGTATAATAAAAGAAGTAAGTAATAATATAATTAATGTCGATTTTGAAATTTTTTGGAATTTGTATGGTAAGAAAAAAGGTGATAGAAATGCCTGTACAAAAAAATGGCACAAGTTGTCAGATAAGACCAGAGAAAAAATAATAGAGGTATTACCAATATGGAAAGATCAATTTTCGGACATTCAATATCAACCATTCCCCATGACATTTTTAAATCAGGAAAGGTGGAATGATGAGATAACGGTTACTAAAACCATTGTAAACGGTAAACACGCTATTGACCAAAGCCAAAATCAAAACCTGTACTAACCATGATAAAAAAACTTACCGACTATTCAGAACAGGTTATTAAACACCACCAAACTGGAACCGAAAAGGGAATACCTGTCGGATTTAAATGCCTTGATGATATTTTTAGTCTAAAGACTGGATACTCAACCTATATACTTGGTTTCCCTGGGGCCGGTAAAACAGAACTTCACCTTGAAATACTTTTTAATACTACCGTTGGATCTGGATGGAAACATGCCATCCTATCACCGGAGATCGGGGGTATAGAAGATGTTATTGCAGAATTAGTATCTAAACACCTTAGACGGCCTTTCTTTGCAAGCAATCCTTTCGCCCCAACAGAAATGGAAATTTATAATGCCATTGCCGACCTATCACAATCATTCTACCCAATGGATAATGATGAGCAAGATTATGATATAAACACATTCTTTGAAGATTGTGAGAAGTTGGAGAAGGATCACAGAATTAGGCTAAACACAACATCTATTGATCCGTGGAACGATCTTACAGAAAACCTATCAGATTTTGGTGGCAGGGAAGATAAATATTTAGCATGGGCGCTTAAACGAGTAAGGCAGGATGCTAAGAAAAATAAGCGACACAACTTTGTGGTTACCCATGCTAAGGAAATGCCCCCGATGGAACTTAAAAGCGTAGATGGTGGTAAAATAACCTGTACCGCAATTCCCACACTACAAAGCTTTGCAGGTGGACAGGTATGGAGTAGACGTGGATTTAATGTGTTGGGTATTTGGAGGGCAGAGGAAGGCGCTATTGACCCCAAGCGCGGAATACCATTCTGTAATAACGAGGCGTTGATATTAAGTTTGAAATCTAAGCCGAAGGGATCTGGTAGAAAAGGCAGTGCTCATCTTTATTTCGATTGGAAAACCAATAGGTATTATGAAAAGATAGGTGATAATAATTTTTACGCTTTTGAACATTGTAAACCAGAAAACCAACAAAAAATAGCCGATGGAACTATTAACCATCAGGCATTTATGGCACAAGTAAGATATGAACCAGAAGAAAGAGAATTTGAATTTTAACCATGGGTAACTTTAAAAATAACCAACAGTTTACATCGCCTGGTAAATTAGCCGTTGAAAACTTGATGAAGTTTTACGATATCGAACTGGATATGATGGCTAACGAACTTATTGATAGTTTAACACCGGCTGTAAAAAGTATGCAGGCTGTTCAAATCGTTTTACAGATGCAGATTGAGTTGGCTGATCACATAAAATCTAAGGGTAATTCAGATAAGGCTCTTAAATCAGCTAAAAGGCTTAAAGAACTATATCTGTGTGTTATGTCTTTAAACACGCTTACTGGTGACATAAACACACTACAATTGGCAAATAGAGAACTTAATGCTAGTATGAAATTATTAAAAATTGAAAATGAAGAACTTAAAAGCCAAATCGAAAATGTAATTAAAGCCGAAACTTTTTGAACAGGCATCACTTGGGTTTAATGTATTACCATTTGAACCCGATGAAAGTGACGATGTACCTTTTTAACCTTTAAAAATTATGGATATAAACAAAATTCACTTAATGAACTGTATTGATGGTTTGAAATTAATGAAACCAAAATCGGTTAATACTTGCGTGTCATCCCCGCCATACTACGCGCTCAGGGATTATGGCATTGAACCGACAAGCTTTCCTTCAGTTGAATATTCATTATTTGGCTTTAAGATAAAAATTAAGGCGCAAGCGGTTTGTTTGGGACTTGAAAAAACGCCACAGGAATTTATAGGGCACATGGTTTATATCTACCGGTTGGTACGTGAAACATTAACCGATGACGGTACTTGCTGGGTTAATATTGGCGATAGTTATTCTGCTACAGGTAAAAAACGTACATCAGAACAAGCATGCCGTAAATCAAATTTAAAAGGATCAAAAAATGGGCAGATAGCATGTAAAGATCAGCCGTCAAAGATATTTTATGGCATAAAACCAAAAGATATGTTGGGTATCCCCTGGATGCTGGCGTTTGCCTTGCGCGAAGATGGTTGGTACTTACGTCAGGATATTATTTGGCATAAAACCAATTGTATGCCAGAAAGTTGTAACGACCGGTGCACTAAAAATCACGAGTATATTTTTTTACTTAGCAAAAGCAACCGATACTATTTTGATCAATACGCTATTGCTAGTCCTATTGCTGATAGCACAAAAAATGATAGCCGTGTGAAAAATGATGAATATTCGGATATACGGGTGGAGCGAGGGTTTGTTGGTAATCAGTCTGGCGGTACCGGAATGTTGAAGCCAAAATATAAAAAACCAAAAGGTTGGGCCGACGGCGCCGATCACAGCTGCGTCGGATGGGCTACTGAACAAGGACAGGGTGCTATTTCAAAATCACAAAGTTTCAAACGAGAACACCACAAACACACCGAACCCATATATGGTCAATCATCTGTCCAACATAGGTTGGACAGAAAAGAAAGTGAACCTACTGGATTTGCAAATAAGAGATCTGTGTGGACTGTAGGTACATTTGGTTTTAAAGAGGCACACTTTGCTACCTTTCCACCCAAATTAATTATTGATTGCATAAAGGCAGGCGCGTCTGAATATGGTTGCTGCCCGATATGTGGAAAGGGATATCGCAGAGTTATTGCTACAGAATTAGTGCCAGGTGCTAAAGCATCCTATAATTCAGCCTATGATCAGCGTGATGAAAAAAGCGACGGTAATGATCAGGGAAGTAATCGTATGCGAGATGGTCACAAACCGGGTTGGCATAAAGAAGTGATTGGTGAAGAATGGGTACCGTCATGCAAGCATCTAATTACCAGAGTTAAAAAGTCAGTGGTGCTTGATATGTTTATGGGTTCAGGTACCACAGCAATCGTAGCTAGCAAGTTGGGCCGCGACTTTATAGGCTTTGAACAAAATGAAAAGTATCTGAAAATCGCCGAACGTCGCATGGCAAAGGAACTGGGATTATTTAACCCTGAACCGATAGCTGCTGATGGTTTTAAAAACGGCATATCTGAAAATATGGTTAACCAAGTAATTGAAAGATTATGCTAAAACACGAAATTTCAGAACGGAAAACAGAGGAAGTGATGTATTCGCTCAAAAAAATGGCGGTGCTTTCAGAGTTAATGATATATGAGTACCAACAATACTTGACGGACACCCGATTTTCCTGCCCCACAATCAATAATTTTGTCAAAAGGGTAGGAACGGATACCAAAGAAATAAAAAGTCGCCTAAGGTCTTTAATTGCGGTTAAAACAGATGACCACGCCGAAGAATATATTGGGCAACTGTGGCGGATTTTAGATGTTCTTTGCAGACTTGACTTAGATGTGCTGAAAGAACACGCTGAATACTTAGAAAAGGTGTTTGAGGAAATCGGGGAAGAATAAAAAAGCCCCCATTGATCAGACTGGGGCTTTCATTTGTTAGCTTCCTTACAGCGCTGCAATCACGGTAGCATACGCCTCGGTCACGTAAATCGTGCTTTGCTGTTTGGTCTGACCAACCTGGTAAGCAACGTCTATGGCGGTAAGCGCATTTAGGTACGTTCCGGGTGTGTAAGGATATGGGCCGCCTACGATGTTTTGCGTTAACAAAGTAAATACGGGTGATGGTGATTGTGGAAAGGGTGTAGCGGCGGTAATTGCGCCGCAGGGCGGAAACGGTGAGCCACCTACTCCGGGTAGGGTGCCATATGGTGTTGCCGCTAAGTGTACTTGTTGAGTTCCTGCTAATGCCATGATGATTTGTTTTTAGGTAAAGGTAGGAGGCGTTGATAGAAAAGTGTAAATATATTTTGCTATGTAGATTATTCTATTTATGTTTGGGGGAATGAAAGATATTAAAGTCAAACTAACCATAGGCGACCAACTGAAAGCGGCAAGGACGGCGGCTGGATTGACGCAGGTGGAGTTATGGGAGCGTAGCCGGGTGTCAGTGTTTACGATTAGCCAATTGGAGAAGAATGTGGCCTATAATGCCTCTACCCATACGATCAGGGCCTTGCAATATGCTTTAAATATAACTTTTGATATATGAGTTCTATGATTGCAATGTGTGTGTATGCCACACAAGAAAATAAAAAATTTGAGATAGCCAAGAAGTGTATTAAATCGCTAATGGATACGGTTGATTTGACCAAACATCGGTTGATAATTATCAACCAAAAATCAACATTAGAGTGTAAGTTATGGCTGAGTGAACTGGCAACAAAAGACGTAATTACCGTTATGAACCTATCGTATAATATCGGAACAGCAAGGGGTATCAATCTCGCACTTGGGCAAAGGAACATCGGGGAAACGTGTATTAAGTGCGACGACGACCTATCTTGGGATGCGCCTGGATGGGTAGAAAAGATGGAAGATGAGATTAAAAAACGTCCTGAAATTGGTATATTGGGATTGAAAAGGGATGATGTTTACGGCGAGTTTATGCCGCAGGGCAATTTGCTTTGGAGCCACGATATATTTGGGACCTGTACTATGTATAACCCATTGTTGCTGGACAAGGTGGGATTTTTGAGCCAATGTAGTCCTAGGTACGGATTTGACGACACTATTTTTTCAGTCAGGTCAGAAGCGGCAGGGTTTCGCAATGCTTTTATGAAGAATATCCGTATTGAGAACCTTGATTTGAAGGAAACGCCCTATACCGAATGGAAGCGTAGGGAAGCCGGTACTTATTTACAGGAAGCCTCTCAGTATATGGACTTGATAAGAAAAGGCGAATTACCATATTATTACGAAGATTAAAATGATTAAGGTACTCACTGTTTGTCACGATTTAAAATATGCCCAACCACTAATTAGGTCATTGGTTAAACACGGATGGGACTATGTGGCTATAGAAACTGAATGGAAGGGATTTGGCACCAAAGTTATCGAAACATATAAATATTTGAAAGCGCATCCAGAAGTTACTGAATTTGTTTTTTGTGATGCCTTTGATGTGATTGTTTTGGGCGGAGAGGTAGAGTTTAAAGAGAAGCTGTCCGATGTAAATATGTTGGTGTCGGCAGAAAGGGGTTTGTGGCCGCCAATATTACAACCATTTAGAAGTGTGTATTGCCAATATGAACACGGGTTTAATTTCCCCAATAGCGGGTGCTATTACGCCAAGTCGGCCTATTTTATTTCTTTATTTGAAACATACCAACCTTTTTACGAGATTGACGACCAGTTTTGGGTAAATGTCTGCTTTAACTTAGAGAAGGATGATATTCATTTAGACTATGGGCAGACTATTTTTAATAGCCACTCCTTTATTTCAGACAATGAGTATGGCTATTCAAACAATCGTATCCAAATATTAGGGAACGATCCTATATTTATACACTCAAACGCCCGAACAGTTGATGAAAATCTTAATAATTTGCTTATATGAACCTAACCGACTTTAAAAATGACTGGCGGGATGAACCCGACTACCATAAAAATATTCACGAATTATTTATTGAACGAGTGAATACAAACGAAATACTAAAGGCGCATAGGGATTATGTAGAGCAAAATATTTGGGGATTTGGTGAACGGTCTTTTTGGTGGTTATGGAAATTGATATGTGAGGAGTTGCCCGAAAGCCCAACAATGTTGGAAGTAGGAATTTTCAGGGGGGCAACAATATCATTATGGAAATTATTACGCCCCGATGCTAAATGTTTTGGTGTTTCACCTTTAGATAGTACAGATGGCCATTGGGAGAGTGATTATGAGGCCGATGTTAGAAAAATACACGACGATTTTGAACTTAATCAACCCATTATATTCAAGGGGCTGAGTGGGGATAAAGAAATTGTTTGGGCCGCACAAGAAAGGAATTATGATTTGATTTATTTGGATGGCGGGCACACCTATGAGGTTATAGCTAATGACTTTTTAAATTATGCGCCATTGGTAAAACAGGGAGGATATTTAGTGATTGATGACTGTAATAATGAGATGTCGATGCCATTTGGATTTTTTCAGGGCATAGATGATGTTACAAATGCAAAAATTAAGTATATGGGTTCAACCGACGAGGGATGGGAATTTATTTTTTCGGTGGTTCACATTTCGGTTTATAAAAGGGTATGAAGCAAATTTTATATTTTGACTGGCACAGCGAAGCCTCTGAATTTTATCGGTCGATGCCGCTTGATTATATTAAGCACAATGATTTTACTATTACCCGGTCAACCGATCGAGAAATAAGGTCACATACTATAAATTTTTACGATATAATAATTGTACTCCGCCCGTCGTCAGATGCTCATTTTAGCCTAATGAAGATGGCAAAAGACTTGGGTAAGCGGTTGATAATTGATTGGGACGATGACGCACTACACCTACCCGATACCAATCCGATGTACGGCCATTACGAGGAAAGCAAACAAAGGACAATTAAGTGCCTTGCAATGGCTGATGAGGTTTGGGTAGCAACAGGGGGTATAAAGAAGTCATTTAGGCTGTATAATAAAAATATTCATATCATACCTAACGCCTATAATGACATTATTTTCAAGCATACACCAAAGTTTACCTATAACAAAATCGCACTATTTAGGGGCGGCGGAAGCCATGTTGGAGATATTTACTATCCTGGTACCGTAGAATGGATAGTAAAAATGATGAATAAAAATAAATCTTGGAAGTGGTATTGGTTCGGACAGGATTATGAATATATAAAATATCGGCATAAGTGGAATAACTACTACCACAATCCCGGTGCATCTACGGTGCAATTTTATATGTTAATACACGACACCAACGCCTCAATATTTTATTATCCGTTAGCAGATAACCTATTTAACCGGTCAAAGAGTAATTGCAGTTTTATAGAATCAGTCAGCTCCGGGAGTGCCTATTTTGGAATGAATGAGTTTCCTGAATTTCAGAAACCGGGTATAATGCCATTGAAAGATATGCCGGATATTATGAAGATGCCTGATGTTTTGGAGAAGATGCACAAAGAAAGTTGGATGTATATTCAGGACAATTTATTACTTTCGAGTGTGAACAAATTAAGATTACAAAGACTATTAGAAATATGAGTATAACCGATTTAAAACTAATTTCAGGATCATCAGACAAAGAGAAAGAACTTATGGCCGGTGTTCCGATGAATAATAAGGTGGTTGTGCTATTCGACTATGACTGGAACTCAACATGGGTTGACCAGGGTAATGGTTTTGTAGTTCCTGAACGATTTATTATTGAAGATGGTGATGAAGATGCAGATGCGGCACACGCGGTAACCACCGATAGGCGACTTATCAATCCTCAAAAAATAACCGTTATTCAGGGTAATGACTATTGGGTGAATACAATTAAGGAAACCTATCCAGAATATGAGCGTGACTTAATATTGAAATCAACCCCGCTTGTGGCACCAGGCAGATACTTTGTTCATTACGGCGCATTTGAGGTAGCTACATTTATTGATGGGGAACATCATGCGCTTATGCCGGCCAAAATGATATTATTCGGTATTGACCCGATACAGTGTATGCCGGGCACTTATTTAGGTGAGGAGGTTTTTGGTGAACTGCCAATGACGGAAAGCGGCATATACACTACACCGCAGTTGGAAGAAAAAGAGGGTGTGTTGGTAAGGGTTACGCACGTACCCGAAAATAGTAAGGTTAGTGTTGGTGATATTATAGTAACTGTAGATCAGTTTCAATATGAACTAAACTACGAGGGTAAAAAGTATCTAAAGGTAGAGGAAAGCGAAATTGTTGGCGTAAAGACAGAAACAGGCTACCCGCCTATGGGAAACCGTGTACTGGTTGACTACCTGCCCGATGCCGAATTGTTGGCCACGGTGGCTGAAAACGATAAGCGCAGGAGTATGCGGGACTATATAGACCATAACCGACTTCACATATCTGAAGCTTATACTAAGGGGATTGATCCTGATTATATGGATGTTCCCGAACCTAAGTTTGCACACGCCCTGGTGGTGGCGACAAACAATAATGAGGTGTCGGTAGGTGATAAGTTGCTTATACATCGAAACTACGGATGCCGGTTGTCGAACAAACAATGGATATTAAGTATGGACTTAATTTTGGGAGTGATAGGCGAAAAGTAAATTAAAATGGCAAAGGGTTACGAAGTAAGAGGTTTGAAAGTAAAGGTTGCCATTTTAGAGAGTAAACTGGCAGCGGCAGAGGCGAAGTTAGATGAATACGTTTTTATTGATAAAAAACCCGATTACTTTTTCTCTTTTTCGGGCTTCCTGATATTCAGGCAATGGTACGTACAAAACGGACTAACGGCATTGCAGGCGGAATTGCTGATAATTATTAGCTATATTGATGTATTTTTATATAGCCACTTTAAACTATACACCCGAAACTATACAAGAGGATCCGGCGTAAAAATCGTGCTTCAATCTTTAATCGATCAACAGTACGTAGTGCCCATAAAGGTCAGTGGTAAAAGCACTAGTAAATTGCGTAATGGATGGGTGCTTACGCAGCGGGGCAAAGACCTGGAAGCGGACTATGAGCGTTTTTACGATACTAAAATGGAGGAGTTAAAAAAAGGCGCTATATTTACGTTTAACATGGAGAATGGGATGTATTTCAGAAAAGTTCGCTTGACTAATGCCGAAAGAAGGATATTACAGGGTGGTGGTAGATTACCCCCAAGCGGAAACATTAACTCGGGCGTGTTTGTAGAACAGGAATTTTTAACTAAGAGATATGAAGAAACCTGATACCGAAACAGCCGACCGGAAGGTTTTAGATGGGTCCCAAAGTTTAGCCGCCTCTATTGACCGTTTTAAAAAGATGCTTGCTGAGGACATCGATAAGGCTTGTGAGAGTAAAGAAACATTTACCCTATTATCTTCAAAGAACGACGAAAAAGTTTTAAATCAAGTATTAAAACTAATTACTATTTTTGATGGTGGTGGCAAGGTGACCGATAAATTAAAATCCTCTGTTATGGATGAAATAACTCCAAATGAAACTATTACCCCTACAAAGCCATTAAAAATGCAGGATATTGTATTAAAAGGCAAATAGGCTACCTTTGTAATATGACAAGAGAGTCGGCTAAACTTGCTATTGAAAAATTTGAATGTGTAAGAACCATTGGTGAGATACAGGTTTTCTTACCTGAACCGCCAAAATGGAACCATATAGCCAATTATAACCTACCTGAACACAAACAGTTTTTTCCATATCCCAAAGTACCCGAAAATATTACCGAAGAATTTTTACACGGCGAAGCTGAAAGGCTTAATGGTGGATTTTGGTTTTTTAATGGTGGCAGGCTCGAATATATTTCAGATACCCATTATTTACATCTTGCTTATTGGAAAGATAAAGGCAAGACTATGCTATTTATTGATGCCCAAAGGGATGTTTATTTACACTGGCAACAGGTAGAGAAAATGAAGAACATGGCGGGGGTTAATTTAGCTACAAACCGCCGATTTGGAAAAACTACCGTTGGGAACTGCATACTTTATAAGCGAACAACAACTGGACAGTTTAGGCGTGGTGGTATGCAGTCAAAGACTAACGAGGATGTAAAAACCATATTTAAAAAACTTGTATCGTCATGGACACAGTTACCTGAATTTTTAAAACCTATTGATAGTGGCGAAAGCAGGCCAGCGACCATTTTAGAATTTTCAGAGCCACGCAAAAGAGGCGGAAAAGATACTACAAAAATATATGGCGAAGCGTTAAACTCATCCATTGACCACCGTTCATCTGTTGAAGAAGCATACGATGGAGAGGAGCTATATACCATGTATGATGACGAATGTGGCAAAACAAAGGAGGTAAATACCGATACCCGTTATTATATTTATAGATTCTGCTTACAAAAAGGTGCAGCCATAACCGGAAAAACCTTTAGGACTACTACTGTTGAGGACATGGACAAAAAAGGCGGTAAATGGTTTAAAAAGACATGGGATGCGAGTAGAATAGCAACCACAAACCCCAAAACAGGTCGTACAGAAAGCTACCTAACCAATTTATTTATCCCAGCCGACTACGGTTATTTGGGTGAGCATCCAATTACCGGAGTAAAGTTTGTTGATGAACATGGATATTCTAATCGTGAAGCCGCGCGAGACTTCATATTGTCACTATGGGAGGGGTTAGAGGGTGATGACCTATCAAGGGCGCAACAGAAAGACCCGCTATCTGAAAAGCACATGTGGCAGGCTAAAAACTTCGGCGGCTGCTTCCGAAATGACCTGTTACAAATCCAGCTTGACTACCTTGAACGAACCAATAGCCATGCAGATGAAAATGCCCCAGAAAATTTAGTGACAAGGGTAACTTTTTACAGGGATGAACAAGGGGTAAAGGTACGTCACGACAAAAATGGTGACTGCCAAATGGTATGGGATTTTAATAATCCACCTGTTGAGAGTAATAAAAATGGTATTGCAAAGAATGGTTTACGTACTCCCAATAATTCTGACTGTTTTGCGATTGGTATTGACCCTATTGGCGCAACCACTACTACGGGCAGTGAAAACTCCCAGGCAGTTGCCTATGTGTACCGCAAGGGCGACTTAAACGACCCCGAAAATAGCGGATTGGTGGTATTAAGGTATGCCCCTGCACGTAAATCTATCAAGCGTAAGCGGGACTTTCACATCTACATTATGATGCTTTGTGAATATTATGGGTGCAAGGCTAACTATGAAAGTGATATTGACGATTATTACGAAACTTTTGAACAAGAGGGGTTTGTCAACTATGTAATGATGCGACCAAAAAATACGATTGACCCGAACCGAAAGAGGGCTACGTATAAATACGGAACACCGTCAAAAGACCCATACGCTCTGCAACGACAGCATGATATTGCCTATGATTACATCGTTATACGGTATCATAAGATATATTTTGTTGAGTTGGTGGCTAAATTAATCGCCTTTGACCCCGATAACCGTACCGACTTTGATGATTGCATAGCATTTTTTATGGCGTTGATCGGTGGTACGGATAGAAAGCAGGATAATAAGCCTACCAGGCAGACATTGCGAATACTCCCCATCTTCAATTCAGGCGGCGTTAGCCTGGCATTTAAAAATTCTATTGGATAATTAAAAATATAATATATTTGATAAAAATTTCCATAGATGTACCCAGTATCTCCACTTACCGAAAATCCGTTAGCCCCCGACGTACAGAAAGATAGCTATGAATATGGTTTAAAGGTAATCAAGCAATGTTACGCAAGATGGCAGAATGGGTATGGCGGCGAAACCTACGCTGATAGGTTACTCCGTTACGAAAAATCCTACCTATACGCAATGGGCCAGCAGCCCGAAGATCAATACCGTGACCAAATAAAAATTGAAGGACAAAAGGTAATTGTAAACCTTGACTATTCCGCCCTGGCCATTGCTACACCGCTTCTAAATGCCAAAATGGATAGGTATTTGGAACGCATTGAGAAGATAAAATGCCGCGCTTCCGGGCAACTCGCTACCGATAAAAAGAAAAAACAAAAGGATGAGGCCCGGTTCAAGATGAACTACAGGCCGAAACTACAAGAACTGCAGCAGGCATCGGGGCTACAGTTGGAACATTTTTCTGATCACGACCCCAAATCAGAGCGCGAACTTGACGTACACTTCAATACCAAATTACTGCGTGAAGAAATTATCATGCAGAAATCCGAAAACGTTGTTTTTGAGCAGAACGATTGGGATGATGTGATAAAAAAACGCCTGATCTGGGATACGATGTGTGCCGGGTGGTGTGTTGCCTTAACTGAAGTAAACGGTAATGGATGGATAAAAACACCCGTAGTGAAACCCGCCGACTTTATAACATCTTACAGTGAACTTGATAATTTTGAGGATTGGCAATGGCAGGGCCAGCGCCGAAGCCTGAGTATAGCCGAAGTTCGGCTGCGTACCGATGGGCAAAAGAAACCCGATGGTTCGCCGATCATCACAGAAGAGCAGCTATGGCAGTTAGCTCGGGATTTCAGTAGCAAATACGGGAATACAAACGATTGGTTTTGTGACTGGTCGGCAGAGTTTTACACCGCTATTGCAAGGCCGTATGATACTGTTAGCGTGGAGTTGGTGGACCTGTATTACAAGACGCTGTATAACCTAAATTATCGCTCACAGCCCGTTGGTTTTGGCAGGGATAAGATATACGACATTAAGCCAGGCGATAAGTTACCACCAAACGCAAAGGTGGAGAAGTCAAAACCCTATTACGTGGCCTATCATGGTGTTTGGATAATTGATAGCGCATACGTATTGGAATGGGGGCTAGCAAAGGATATGCTGAAGCCGAATAACAATTTGGTAGAGATACGCAGCCCGTACACTATCCATATGCACAATAACCACCATTGCCGTAATAAGTCTTTGGTGGAAACCATGATGCCGCTGATTGACCTGATACAGAACATTCACATCAAGTCACAGGGCATTATCGCTATGATAGCGCCGGATGGCTTTACGATTGATATGTTGGGGTTGTCCAATATTGATATGGGTCAGGGCGTGGGCGTAGTGTCCCCTATGCAGTTGTTTGGCATTGCCCTGCAAACTGGTAACTGGTATTTCATGGGTGAAGATGTTGAGGGTGATGGGCGCAGGCAGGAACCGCCGATTAAGCCAAATGTAGGACAGGCAAGCCAAAAGTTAAAAGAGTTGGATGAGCAGTTTTGGACTACATATAAAAAGTTACAAATCATTACCGGGGATAATAACCTGGCTAGTGGTAACATTACTAATCAGGCAACCGCTAACAGCACCCTTAACGATGCAAGGGAAATAGCCGCCGAGCCGAGTAACTTCGTTTATAAGACTGTATTGAACGTTAAAAAAGGGGTGGCTAAAAATATTGAGTTGTTGCTACTGGACAAATTTTTCCTGAAAGAAGATAGCTTTGACGGGTATAACATGGCTTTGGGCGAGGATGATATTGAGTATATGCGTAGTTTGGGTGATGATATTGGGCAGATAATATTTGACACGAAGATTGATGTTGTGCTGGATAAGGCAGATCAGGAAAAATGGGATCGTCGTATCGAGATTGCACTTGAACAAGGACAAATAGGATTAGAGGCGGTAGCTGAGCTTGATTTGATTGAGGATGCTACTTTGAGGTCGTTTATGTTGGCGCAGTACGCCAAACAAAAAAAGGCAGACGAGGCCGAACAGGCTAAACAGAATACCCAAAATAACTTAGAACAAGCCAAGGCCGCTGCAGAAAGTAAAGCTAAGGGTGACATGGATTTGGAGCAACAAGCACATAAAAACAAGCTTGACCAAATGAAAGAGGAGCAAAATGGCACCATGTTGAAGCAAAATTCAGAATTTTTAGGGATAGCAAAAGCTAAGGTGATGGAAGCAATAATTACTAAACCAGATGCTAAATTAAGCGATATCCCTTCATTTTTTTGGGACGGGTTGGGAATTACCGAGGAAGCACAGAAGCAATCGGTTATAGGCTTCTTAAACGCACAGGCTAAACAGAAGCAAGAGGAACAACAGCGGGCTATGGCCCAACAGGCGCAGCAACAACAGCAACAGGGGCAACCCGTAGCCGCTTAATGAAACAAAATCTGATAACTTAACGCTAACCCAATAAGGGCTAATATAATTGAAACTCCCCTGTAATACCAGTAATATGGTAACGAATTAGGATAGCTGAATATCGAAAGCACAAAAACTATTGTACTGACAATGATGTAAACTACTGTTATATTCATGTAGGGTTAACGCATCACCTATAAAAAAGTTTTTGGAATAACGAGATTTTGTATTTAGTTTTATAAAAAATATTCATTTATGCCTGATTTTGAAATAGACCTTGATAACCCGGATTTTTTGGCGGCTGCGGAAACGGCTAAGACAGCGCCGGTAATAACACAACCAAATTTCGATGATATTAAGGATTTGGTTATTGGGGATGACGCTCCGGTGGAAGAACCCGCAGCGACACCAGCACCAGCAGCATCGCCAGCAGCAATAACCGCAGCTGAACCAAACTACGCCGAATACCTAACAACTAAATCGGGTGGACTATTTAAAACAGAGGATGAGTTTATCGCCGCTTTAGAAAAGTTTAAGAACTATGATACCCTTGAAACAAAGGCAAAAGACCTGGAAACCAAAGTCCCGCAGTTTAAGAACGAGGAAGCAAGGCAATGGTTTGACCTGGTGCAATCGGAAGATGGCACGGCTATACTAAAGAGTTACATATCCGAAAAGGAAAAAGACTATAAAACGATGTCCGATGTGGACATTATGAAAAATGCGCTAAGGGCTGAAAACCCTGCATGGGACAGCAACCGTATCAACCTTGAACTGCGCCATAAATACGGCACAAATTTGGAGAAAATTGATACCAGCGGGCTTGATCCCGAAGATGATGCCGACGAGATAAAAGAGGCTAACGCGCACAATAAAGAGGTTGAAAAGAACCTTGAACTATTACAGATGCACGCTTTTGACAAGCGCGTTGACCTTGTAGATAAACAGAGCAAATTAACATTACCAGAAATAAAAAAAGCAGAAATACCCGCACAAAACACGCAGCCTACCGAAGCAGAGATAGCCGAACGTACCGCCGCATGGCAAAAAAGAGTTGAAGAAACCGTACCGGGGCTTTCAAACTTCAAGATGGACATAGACGACAAGGGAGTGGAATATGTTTGGACTGACGACGAGAAAGCCGCACAGGTGGCAGAAATGAAAGACTTCAACATCTTTAAATGGATGGAATCCGAGGGGTGGACAAATGCTGATAATACATGGAACCCTGACAAAATCGCCGAAGGTGTGCGGTTGTTGCGTGACCATAAGAAAATTATCGCATCCGTAGCCTCACAGGTTAAAACCGATGCCATAAAGGCAACAATGGCCAAGATAAAAGGGATTGACCCCAATTATCGCGCCCCTGACGATACGCCTAAAAAGTTCAATACCCTTGAAGAAGCGGCACATGACGCAATTGACAGGGCAAGAGCAAAGAAAAAGAATGTGGAGTATGAAGAAGCAGATTAATTAAACACACCAACATTTAAAAAAACATTGTCATGGCAGAAACACCAGTTACCACTCCCAATGGGTATTCATCCCCCGATATAACACGGGGCAGTACCCTTATCAGCGAGTTAAATATTATCAACGTTACCAACCACCTGGAGTTTTTCCAAAAATTCGGTTGGAACCCATATATGCTGCTTGTCCAGTTGGGCGGCGGTAAGCTAAGGATAAAGTCGAAAGAAACGACTAACAAACAATTTTACCATTACGAGGACTTTGGCCGGGCACTTGGCTATGTTACGGCTTCGGGTAACTTTACGTCAAGCGGTGTAAACACTACCGCAACTGTAAACATCACTACAGGATCCTATTCGGCTAATGGCACACGTATGTTGCCTGCGCCGAAGTTAGTAATGTATAACGCTCAAACAGGCGTTGAGTGCTACGTTGTATCGGTTAATACGACCACACCGTTTGCATTTAGCTTCGTTATTGCGCCAACCGTTGCAGGGACGGACGTTACAGGTCTTGCCGGTCAGGAACTGCAATCACGCGGTTACAAATACCTGGGTGAGGCATCAACGCCAACAACTCCGCAGGTACGTAACATCGCCAAATACATCAACTACTGCTCACAGCACCGTATTGATGATATCATCACCGATTTGGCATTGATGGAACAAACAGACCTTATGTTCAACGGGCAAAAGTATTACTTAGCCATGATGAAAAGGAATGACCGTGACAGGTGGATACAAGAAAGTGAATTGTACCTGTTAGATTCTAACCTTGCTACCAACATGACCGCCGATAGCGGTACAATGGGGTTAAAGCAATGGATACAGAACTACGGTATAAACATCATTTACCCATCCTTCAATGTTCAAAGCACCTTTGCTGATATTGAGCGTAAACTATCCGCCCAGGGCGCACCGATGAGTGCCGATTGGTTACAGGATACCTATCAAAACATCGACTTTAACTTGTCGTTGGGCAACGAGTTTATCAATGGCGCTATTGTTTATGATATGAACGACCTGCGTCGTGGGTTTAAGAAATACACCCCGATGTTCCGCGAGTTCAGCATCACCAAGTATGTACCGATTTCGGATGAAACCATGTACGGATCGGTAGCTGCGGGAAACCTGAACCAAAATTCAGGCTACATCATCCCAACCGGCAAGCGTGACCTTAACGGCGATATGTCGAAAGACGATATGCCGCAAATGATAAAGAGGTATCAGCTTATCGAGGGGCAAATGGTGTACGCATGGGAGTTTGGTGCTTTATCAGCTAACGGTAAAACAGGCACTATGCAGAAAAACACTGCACAGATCGAGTATCCTGGTTTGACCGTACAAGGCGCGAACCAGTTTATCCGTATCCAAAAAGGTTAAAATAAAATAGGGGGCGGCGTAGGGTCGCTCCCTTATTAATAAATTACCATATGCCAGTTACCAAAGAAAAGAAATCACCTACCGAAAAGCAGTTAGCCGCAAGGGCTAAATTTGCGGCATTACACAAAAAAGCCCCGGTACAGGCTCCATACCTAACACAGCAACAGGAAGCGGTACAAACAATCACCAAACAACAACCATCAATAATACATAACATGGATCAAACAGCAGAAACGGTAGCGGACCTTAAACCGTACAGAACCAAAAAAGGTACATTAGTAGTGGATGAGGGCAAGATGTACGAGTTTGAACTCTGCACAAAACGCGAAGAAAGCCGCCCTGTTGACAAACAATCTGGACTGCCTATTGGTACAGGGTTTCAGCCGTCTTTCAGCGTCCCTAACAGGGGTAGCGCATGGAACAAAAAAACCTCCAAGTTTGAAAATTGGCGGTACATCGAGGGGCAACCCTCTTGTTGGGTGAGTGAACAGACCGAATTGGATGAATATGAACCAAAAGAAATTGACAGGCTGTTAGGAAACCCCGAAAACGATTTGGAGTTTCGTGATGGGCGTATGCTTGTACCCGGTGGCGAAACAGGTAAGTTGCGGCTTCAAGCCATGTACCTGTCTGACTATTTCGTGGATAACGAAAAGCCACGTACCAAAAGGCCGTCTATGTATCAGTTTAAATTGAATAACCCCGATACAGTTGTTGAGGAAGGTATTGACCTTTCGGATTTGGCGTTCGCTACCGAATCACGGGCAAGGCGTTGCACTACAACAGAAATGTTGGCTGTTTCCGCTTTAATGGGAATAGATATTAGCGATACGACATTGGCTGGCTTGAATAGAATTAAGTTTGCATTTTTAGGTAAAGCCAAGTATGATCCCCGTAACCCGAAAGCAAAAGAGGCGTTGGAACAATTTTCGGCCATCATCAACAATCCCGATACCAAGCGCAAGTATTTAGTTAACCAGGCACTTTTAAGGGGCGTTTTATCAACCATACAGCAACCGGGTAAATTGACCTGGGCGAAAATGGATGCGCCGATACTAGACCTGGTAGGCAAGTTACATACTGCCGATGAGTTGACCGCACGGGCTACTGATAAGGAGAAGGTTGTATTAGAATTGTTTGCGGAATTGGAAACGCAGATTAAATAAACAATTAGTGGATAGTTTGGTTATTTAAATAAAAAAATCATGGACGAACAAGGCAATTTACAACCGGGAGACGAGGGATATGTGGCACCAATTGATGCAGTACAGGGCGATAATACGCAACAGGGTTTGGTTGACGGAACCCGCATTGAAAATGCATCGCCAAACTACCATAACGGGGAACATAACCCTACTTTAAACACAGTTGACAACACGCCACTTGTGGAAAATAACATACCTGCTGCAGGAGTAGTAGGCGAACCTGTTGCCAATGGTACACCCGAAAAAACCCTAACAAGCGCAGAAGCCGGGTCACTTCACCTACAAGGCCACCGTTTTGGTGAACCCGTAGAAGTTACACAGGATGCGTATAATAGGCTATTATCCGCGTACAACAGTTTAAAACAACGTTCGGCGTTAGACCCGCATATTGAAAAACAGCTGGATGCGCAGGCTGGATTGATATAAGATAGTTCATAATTTGTTTTTAAAAATCCTATTTGCGAAAGTGAATGGGATTTTTTATGTTTGTGCTTCCTGTAATTCATACGGGAGTAAAATCTCACAAAAATGAAAAAACACATTTCTTACCCATCCATTGAACAATTTCGTAATATCTGTTCATCTATTATCAGGCACGTATCGTTTGCGGGTTATGATGAGGAAAATAATCCTATTTATAATCACTTAGCAACGAAACCAACGTTAACATTTAAGGGCACAGTAAAACTACACGGCACCAACGCCGGGGTGTCTTATAATTACAATGACGGGCTGTGGGCGCAAAGCCGGGAAAATATAATCACCCCCCTAAAAGATAACGCCGGGTTTGCTTTTTTTGTAGAAACACATACCAACGCTTTTATTGCTTTATTTGACCGATTGGTTACAAATAATAAACTTGACCTTAATAGCTACACCTTGACTATTTTTGGCGAGTGGGTTGGTAAGGGCATTCAAAAGTCGGTAGCTATATCTAATATTGAAAAGTCGTTTTTCATATTTGGGGCAAAGATTTCAGACCCCGAAAATGAGCAAAAATCATATTGGTTAGAAACAACTGGGTTGCGGTCGCCAACTGACAAGATTTACAACATTGAGGATTACAAAACCTTTAGTGTTGATATTGATTTTAATATGCCGCAGTTAATACAAAACGATTTAATTGATATGACTATCGGCGTAGAGAATGAATGTCCTGTAGCGGCTGATTTTGGCTTTAAGGGAACTGGTGAGGGTATCGTATTTACCTGTGACTACAATGGTATAGTTTATCGTTTTAAATCAAAAGGCGAAAAACACTCTATATCTAAGGTAAAGACGCTTAATTCGGTAGATACCGAAAAGTTAAATAACATCGCCGAATTTATTGAATATTCGGTTACAGAAAATCGCTTTAATCAGGCTATTCAATCTGTATTTGGCGAAAATGAACCCGACATAAAAGGGATAGCCGATGTTATGCGTTGGATGGTTGGTGATATTCTTAAGGAAGAAAGCGATACAATGGTAGCCAATGGGCTTGAACCAAAAGAAATAGGTAAATACGTATCTAATAAAGTACGACCGATGTTTTTTGAGTTTTTAAATAAAAAGACATTTGAAAATACGAATGTGAGTTAAGTGAGAATTTCTCATTGGACTATTAGCCAACTTCCTAAAAAAGAGTTGGCTTTTTTATTTGAACGAAATTTATTATTACATTTGATACCATGTACACGATTGATGATGCCAAGCGTTTATTCAATGACCGGGCCGGTACACGCGGCGTGAGTAGTAACGTATCGCCAGAAAAATTTATAAGGTGGTGGAACTCGGCAGAGATTAAGTTTTTTAACAGAATTTTTGATCAGTATGCCAAAAGTCAAGAAATATCAGATAGCATCTCGAAGTGGATGTCGGATGCTCTTTACATCGTTATCCCCGCCAACGGTATCTTTACTTTCCCATCAGGCTTTAACCTTTTACACGTAGATAGCATGAGTGGCTACCTGTTAGGTGGGGGAACAGCCATTGCATCATTAGGCAACATAACTCCTGGGAGTGGATATACTAACGGTACGTTTATTAATCAGCCCTTAACAGGTAGCACAGGAACAGGCGCAACGGCAACAATAGTAGTAGCAGGTGGTATAGTAACAAGTGTTACCCTTACTAATCCCGGCATAGGTTACGATTTGACAAACAACGTGGTGTCGGCGGCGCTGGCAGGTGGTTCAGGGTTTTACCTAAACATACTTTCGTTAACGGGCACAACGCCATACCCGATAAAAAGGGTGGAGAAAAGCAGGATAGCTAAAAACCTGTCAAGCACCTATGATGCGCCGTCAAGTGAGTTTCAAATTTACACGCAGTTTGCAACATCATTTCAGTTCTACCCTACCAACATACAATTAGCCAATATAGTGTACCTTAAACAGCCCGTTTGGTCTGTATGGGGTTATACCCTCAACGGTTACATTTCGACGCTCACGGGGCTTGTGGGCGGCAGTGGATATGTTAATGGGGTTTATGCAAATGTTCCACTTTTGGGAGGAAGCGGAAATTCGGCTTTAGCCACTATAACCGTATTTGGAAACATTGTAACCTCTGTGGTTTTAACAAATCCTGGAAAAGTTTACCTTAATGGCGATATACTATCGGCAAGTAATTTAAATGTGGGTGGAAGTGGTAGCGGGTTTAGCATAACCGTGTCAAGCCTTGTCCCCGGTTCTATAAGGCCGATATATAACCCCATAACGTCAATTCAGCCATTATGGAATGATGATGATATTTCAACAATTGTTGATTTGGCCCTTGCCGATGCAAGCATCGCAAGTAGAGATAAAGAACTTGCTTCATTTGCCAATAACGCTTCTAAAACATTACAATAATGCAAACCACATATCGGAAACTTAGTCAGGAGATAATTGACGCACACTACAACGGTGTGCCAGTACCCGAAGTTGGCATAACGGAACGCTTTGTGGCTGAAAGAATAGCCATGTTGGTAGCAAGGGCGGCCGTTAAATCAGCTTTTGGTAATTCTAACCTCGCCGAAGCAACGTATGCCAATGATCAGTTCATAAGTGTATTTAAGAATTGTCCATTATTAACCGATATTGATACCAAAGATAAATATGTAGTGATGCCAGCAACACCTGCGGGATTACCCAATGGAAGAGAAATAGCGCAGGTGTCTTTTTCAGGGTTCCCAAATGTTTGGTGTGTGCAGATGCAAAACAGGTCTGATTTTGTAGAGAGTGGTTTACCGCCGTTCCCGACACAAAGTGGCATACAGTTGTTTAAAATTGAAAATGGCAATGTGGTATTCAGAGATTTACCCGCTATTATAAATTCTACCGTTAATTTAAAACTTGTCGGCGCAGTACCACCAGGAACTACGCTGTTAGATTCCGTACTTCAAATTCCAAAAGATGTTGAAGATGAAATTTTTACTGTAATTTTGAATGAATTAGCGCAGGATTATCGAATACAACCGCAAACTATTTCAACAGGTGAACCGTCATGAGTAAAATAAGCATTAAACAGTTGTGTTTGGAATATTTGAACTCAAAAGATGAGGGAGATGATAAATTCAGGCGGTTATACCGCATCGCCACTTTGCAGGGTATGCGTAAATTTCAGATGGATGTAACGGGCACTTTCCGCACACAATTACTCTCAATCGCCCCAAACCACACCGTACCATTCCCCGAAGATTATTTGGATTATTCTATGATTGGCGTTGTAAACAGTTGCGGAGAGGGCGTACCACTAAAACACAACGAAGATATTGTACCCATAAAACAAGCCTTTTTAGCAAGCCAAAACGCAGTAGTTGGCGTACCCACATTACCAAACACCGTACAACAGTTTGGCGTACCTGGGGGCCCGTTCTTTTGGTTGAACTATCAAAACGGTAGCGAGTACTTTCATTTGTACGGCGTTGGTGGCGGCCCGGCTACGGTAGGTGAATTTAGTGTAGATGATAATGCAAGGTGCTTCCTTATAAATCCATCATTTCCGTATGACACTATATTGGTGGAGTACCTTACTAACGGCTTCGATTGCGAGTGCAATAACTACATGATACATACGTTTGCCGCCGATGCTTTTATGGCATGGTTGCGGTGGAAAGATAATATTGACAAGAAAGGTGTTAGTCAAGCCACTATACGGGGATTAAAATTGGACTGGGCGGCAGAAAAGAAAATGGCAAAAATGCGTTTGAACCCCGTACGTATATCTGAAATGGAATTGGAATATCGCCGTCATATAAAGTTAACTGCGAGGGCGTAATGAATATAAACAATCTATATAACATTGGTGATATTTTGTTTTTAAAAACAGATCCCGAACAACTTGAAAGGATTTGCCACAAAATAACAATAACAAAGGGAGATATTTTGTATAGTTTAGCATGTGGTTCAGCGTCAAGTGACCATTATGATTTTGAAATTTCATCTAAGAAAGACTTAATGAAAGAATTAAATATTTCATCGGATATACAACGTTTATAATGGCACAGGATGATGAACTAAAACGGTATGGTAAGGGCTCAGGTAGCAACGGTGACGATGCCTATGAGGACGTTGACGCTGAAGGAGATTTTTTAGAATCCTGGAATCTGCGCAATACAGGCTCACAAGGCCAGGATCTCGGATACAACACCAATATTGAAAGCTTAACCCTGTTATCGGGTTCATTATTGCCCGGTATAAACGATATTATAGGTGGCGGAAAGTTTGATGATATAAGCAGTGTTTTAGCTTTTAGATACAATAGCGCCGGTAACAACCAGATATTGCTATACAACTCGGTTACTAATACATATAAAGTTATTTTTACCGACATAACAGACAGTAACGGGATCCCCATTTTACCGCTTAATCCACAAAATACCGTACTTGCAATCCTAATCAATAAAACATACGCCGTGTGGTGGGCCAAAGACCTTGAAGTGGGTTATTGCAACCTGAATACCCTTGCTTCTGGTGGATACGGTACGGTATTGCCAGAGGACCTATCCCTCTTAAAGCCACAGTGCCCCTATCCACCCACAGGAACGTACGGAAGCGACCCCGGGCAACCGGCTAACTATTGGTATGGTAATATGCCACAGTTCATTGTACAGTACGTAAACGCTGATTACAACCATTCAGCGTGGAGTACCCGCAGTAAACGTATTGTGCCATATCAGGAAAACACCCCAACGTTAGGAAACGATGTAGGGCAGAACAACTATATTATCATCGGCGTTAATATTGGCTCAATAAGGGCTACAACAGTAAACATAGGCAGAAACATTGGGGGACAAACTGACTTTTCAATTATAAAATCAGTAGACCGGTCATATATTATAGCGCTACCAAACACGGCAGTTAACGTCTCAACCCTTATTTTTGAGGCTTATAATCCAACTACGAACATTTACTATTATGTTTCTTACGGCAACGAGATACCAATACCCATTGACCCGAATGAGACAGATTTGCTTTATGATGATATCTGGCCTGCCAATGCCGCAGAAAAAATTAATGGCAATATTATAGGATTGGGCGACTGGAAATTACTTTATGCGCGCCCATCAACACAGGTATCAGCCGTAGCGGTTGGCTATAATCCCAATATCGCTATCCCATCGGGAACATATTCCAATCCGTTAACAGACAGGGGTAATTTACCGGGCTCAAGCGGTAGTGGGGCCGGAAACCATAAAAG